CTCCGATGAAGCCGAGCGACTCTGCAACCTGCTGAACCAAGCCATTATCAACAACGGCTGGATACCCTTTCACCTGACTGACGCCATGATCGCTGAGATGGACAGCCTGCTCAGTGAGGGGCGTGAACCTGCCCTAATTGAGAAAGTCATTGACTGGGCTATCAAGGACGACTTCTGGAGCATGAACGTACTCAACCCAGCCAAGCTCCGCAAGCACTTTCAGACCCTCGTAGCCAAGGCTGAGAAGGCTTCTAAGGCGTTAGAAGAAGCCGCCCAGCGTAGAGCAGCGTCATTTGATTTCAGCGAGTTAGAGAGGCGTAGAGCCGAAGCAGTGCCCAAGCCTGCCCACCTAGACCTTAAGGCCGCCTTACGTTCGGAGAACCAGGGCGACGTTGAGGTAGAATAGAGTTCCCATGGACGACATAGACTTCACTAACGGCGTCACCCTCACCCCAGAGGAAGTGCTCGCATGCTCACTAGAAAACCCTGAATACTGCGAGGCTTGCCAATGATTTTGGTCTTGTTATTTATCCCACCGTTGGTCATCTTCGGTGCCGCTGCCTACTTACTGCTCAAGGTCGGTAAGAAGAAGTAGCCTCTGTTATGCTTTAAGCATGACAAATCCGCAGAAAATCAAGGGTTCAGCGTGGGAGCGAGCAGTCGCTGACTGGCTTTCCGAGAACGGCTTTCCTATGGCTGACCGACGCTACGGTGCTGGTCACACGCAGGACAAGGGCGACATCATTGGGGTCCCTAATTTTGCATTAGAGTGCAAAGATCACGCCAGCATTAACCTGGCTCAGTTCCTAGACGAAGCCATCATCGAGGCTGTCCACGCTAAGGCTCGGTTCGGTGCTGCGATTATCAAGCGACGCAGGAAACCAGTAGACCAGGCTTATGTGGTAATGTCTTTAGCGCAGTGGGCGGAGCTAATCCAGTCGTTAGCCCACTCGTAAGAGAAAGGCTCAAAATGAGCGTAGATACCACCGTTACCATTGTTGGTAACATTGTCCACGACCTTGAGTTGTCATTCCTAAGCGAAGGCAAGTCTAAGGTGACGTTTGCAGTAGCAGTAAACCGTGAGGTGAACGACCAGAAGTTCGTGTCGTACTTTGACTGCACTGCCTGGGGTAAGTTGGCTGAGAACGCCGCTAGTTCCTTCAAGAAGGGCGAGCGAGTAATCGTGTTCGGTCAGCTCCGTCAGAACTCCTTTGAGCGCAAGGACGGCACCAAGGGTTCAGCAATTGAGATCGTAGCCAGCGAGGTAGCGGCTTCAGTTCTTTGGGGCACCACCACCTTTACCAAAGCCTAATGCCGGACCTCGACCTCATCTCTCTCAAGACCGCTGTAGAAGCATGTATCTCGGCGGCTGAGAGGGAGAAAGACAATTCTCCTGAGCAACTTCAATACTTGACAGCCGGTAAGAAACTTGCTACCTTGATTGAAGAGTTCCTAGTGGCTCGGAAAAAGGAGAATGAAAATGGCAAAGAAAAGCCTGCAACAAAGCTTTACGGAGTTCCACGAAAGTAATCCAGCCGTATACCGTGCGCTCGAACGACTAGCCCTACAGATGTGGGATCGTGGTCGTCGGCGTGTCGGTATCGGCATGTTGTTTGAGGTGTTGCGCTGGGACTACTACATGCAGACCCACGACCCAAACAGCGACCTGAAGTTGAACAATAACTATCGGGCGTACTATGCTCGACTGTTGATGAGCAATCACCCAGAGTGGGTAGGTCTGTTCAAGACCAAGAAAGTAAAGGGAGAATAATGACTGACTATGTTGATGTACGAACAAGCGCACGAGAGGCCACGTTCCCTACCCTGTACGAAGCAGAGTATTGGGCAGAGCGAGTCCTGAACGAATACCCACCGATGGGCTACAACACAAGTTGCTCTATCCGCAAACTTGAGGGAGACTTCTGGAGAGTTGATGTCAAGCGTTGGAACAGTTGCGACTAATGAACCCGATAATTATTATCCTGGTCATCTGGGCGTTGGCTGTAATGGCCTTAAAGCGGACANTAATGACCCACGCNGANCGCAAAGCACTACGAGAGAAGCACCAGCCTCAACCGCACACGNAATGGTTTCCGGTGTGCGCCACCTGCANCACTCAATCACCCTGCGANGTNNTNAAGGTACTGGACTACCTCGACGTTGTTGAGCCAATGGCACCGGAGATTAACTGGGCTGGTGGGAAATGAGTTGGAAAGAAGAAGCTCGCTGCAAGGGTGAGCCACTTTCNACGTTCTTTATAGTCGGACCGTTGGATAACGTAGCCCAGGCTCACGCCAACTGGCCTCGGATCAACGAANTGTGNGGNAAGTGCCCAGTNCAGCAGAACTGCTTGGACTATGCCCTCGATAACCACATTAGGCAGGGTATNTGGGGTGGCAAGACCTACCAGCAACGNAGAAAGTACCGTAAAGAACGGGATAAACAACAGGCTATTGACAAGTTATCCACAAGATAGTATGCTTGTTGTGTGACCGATTGGGACAGAGCCAAGTGCATAGGANTGACCGAGCTGTTCTTCGACGAGCGACCCTTAAAGGTAGAGCAGGCTAAGGAACTATGCGCTTTCTGNCCCATTAAGNACGACTGCCTGACTTGGGCGTTGGAGCACCGAGAAGCCTATGGTGTATGGGGCGGTCAGACTTACGACGAACTACGGATAACGGCGTCGCTACTGGGATACAAGCCAGCGAGCCGACAAGAGGAAGTGCAACATGGGACACGCAAGGGATACGACTGGCACAAGCGAACCAACACGCCTATCGAAGAGGACGAAGTGGGCAACGACATCTGTGGGTGTCGAACGGCAGCACGTTCAGAGGCTCGTCAGCGAATGGCTAAGTATCGAGCCAGGCTTCGATCCGTCAGCGTATCTGAGTGAAATCTGTGAGCTGTTTAGCGTCACTCCCGAAGAGGTAATGGGTGACCGTCGCTCCGCTAATCTAATCAAACCACGCCACCTATTCTGGGCGTGTCTGCGTGAGCATGGTAAATGGTCTTATCCTGCCATAGGTGACTATGTAGGCAGGGACCACACTACAGTCATGGTGGCTATACCAAAGGTGCCGAAAGACTTAGTAAAAGCCATTGGAAACTTAGTCGCTTCACTCGGCTAAAAGCCAAGGGGCGTAAGGGTTTTCGGACCAACTCCGCTAGTGTATCGGGGACTCCGCTAGTGTATCGGGGGGCCGAATCGGGGAGCGTACTCAGGGGAGTAGCGTCCTGGTCGCTCATTACCGGCTGACTAGGCCGACCCGATCCGGTAAGTTCGAGTGTAGCATAAGTTCGAGCGTGTCGAGTTCGCCGCCAGGTTCGAGCTGGTGATCCGTTCGACACTGCCGCTAATAAGTAGGTGTAGTTCGGTGTCTCTCAGGTTTCTCAGGTTTCCTAAAAAATAAACTTGACACTGGGAGATGATGATGGTTTAATGGTTCTAGTCCGGTTTGACTGCCGGTATAACTAAAGGAGTAGTAATGATTAAAGTAATTTTGGGTAGTCAGGTCCTACGGGACCTAGCTACCGTAGGCCAATGTGCCAGTAAGGATAAGGCCAGTAATTTGTTGCAGCGTGTCGTATTCGAGCCAGGTGTTGAGGGTTCGATTAAGGCCTATGCGACCGATAGTTTCCGTATCGCTGAGGTAGTCCGAGAGACTGCCGAGGGGAGCGAGTTGGGCCGGTTTGAGATTAACACTAAGGACCTTGACGGTGCGATTAAGGCCATAGGTGCTAAGTATCGTGGTGAGGTTGTAATCGAGGTGTCCGACACTACGATTACGATCACCGGCGGCGGTTCGAGCGTTGCGTTGTATCGCCAGGACCAAGACGGTAATGGTAAGTACCCTGACCTATCGACCCTATGGCCTACGAGTTTCACGGGGTTCGACGGTTCGATAGCCTTTAATCCTAAGTATCTCGCTACGCTGACTAAGTTGGCTGGTATGGACCAGTTCGTTCAGGTTCAGGCTAATGACCAGTCCCGTCCCGTGTTATTTGTATCTAAGGACGGTGCGACTAAGTACCTGCTAATGCCGGTGAGGAGCTAGTTATGCGAGACACTGACGGAGTAATGTGGCGTGAAGTTGTGCTAAGTATTCGGCTTGAAGTAATGGCAGATACTACCGATGAGGCCGCCTATCACGCTTTTTTATGTCTGCCGGATCACTTGGACGACATCGACGACTGGATTATTAGCGTAGTGCCTGAGACTGACGAGGTGACTAATGACTAAGTACGATAAATTGGCTTGGTTAGTGGCCTTAGTAGTGTTTTTACTGGTTCGGGGTTTCTTACACTGGTTCGATACGAATGTAATGAGCTGCGACATTAGGGTATGCGGTCCGGATCATTTGCCATTATTTGGCGGTGTTATCGCTGCCAGTGTATTCCTAATCGGCTACGCCAGTCTAAAGGGTTCGAGATGACCCTGCGAGACTATCTAGTAGCGTTTGGTTCGATCCCGTCCTGGTTCGTAGTGTTTCACTATCTCAGGGGCCACGCCGCTACTAGCTCCCCTGGTTATCCCGTTGCCGGTTATCTGCCGGTAGTAGGGGCTACTGGTTTAGTAGGGGTCCTGGTCCTGGTTTATCTGGCGTTAAGAATAGGGAGAGATTAACGGGACTAAACGACATTAAAGAATGAGAGACTACCGGCGGCAGAATTGCCGCCGGTTTAGTCTTTCTCAGGTTTCTTAGAATTGGTCCTAAGAATGTTTGACACTGGGAGCTATGTGTGCCTATACTGGTCCTATCCGGCGTGACTACCGGCTAACTAAAGGAGAATTAAAGATGGGTGAGAGACTTACTAACCGTGATCTAGTATCGGTGGTTAATCGTTATACCAATTCGCTGCGGCGTATTGGTATTTGGTCCGATGAGATGGGAAGCGTTTCCTACGGGGCCCCTTACGGAATGACTTTTTTCCTATTCCGTATTGACACTAATGGCCAGGTGCAGCACGATCTGCCAGGTTTCCAGAGTGCTCAAAGTGGTTTCGCTACTAGGCGTGATTTGTTTAACGCTATTGGCCAAGCTACAAGGGCATTAGACCAGGCGGTATCTTGGGGCGTAGGTAGGGTTTCCACCAATGACTAAGGCCGATGAATTGATGGTTATGCGGACCCCTAGCGAGGGAGCATTAGCGGTTAGTGAGTTTGTCACCGATGGCTACGATACCTGGCTAGAGACTGTCCGCTATTACGGCTACCCTGAGAGGGTTTGCCGGTCCCTATTCCTGGAACACTTGGAGCGTAATCACTGGAGCGTGGCGCAATGAATAGTGAGATCCGCTGCTACTGGTTCCTGGTTTCTTTAACGGTTCTAGTAGGGGGGTTAAGCTACCTGAGATAACTCAACTAATCGAACTGGAGCGAGAGGCCGGTCCTACGGGGCCGGTCCTTTTGTTTTTAGGGTTGAGATGGGCGAGGTAAGGGGTAAGAATGGTTTAAGCCTATCGGGCTCTCACCCCACTCTCCACACTCTCACCGCTCGCACACTCTCCACACGGTTTGACCGGCACTCTGCCCACACATAGGTCGTTTATAGTTAGTTTATCACCTCTCTGGGAAACTGTCATTTCCGCTTTTTACCAAGGCTTTTGCTTGAAAACGGACTCAGAGTTGCGTGATTCTTGACCATCGCTTTTAGCCTCAACCTGGACTGTCAGAAAGTTGGCTGCTGGGGCTATCAAAAGTGGTGTCAGCTGGGTTCAGTGGTGGGCTGTCTTAGAGATGTTTTTTATCTAAGTGAGAAGCACCAGGGCTGACTCGAAGTTAGGGCTGACGATCCCTCGACTACATCTACCGCCATAGCCAGATAGATAATAAGACTGCTTCGCAGCAGTATTTACTTACACCTATTCCCGCATTTCCCTCAACTCAAAAGAGTCTGCAATCCAGACCGCACAGCGCAAGGCCCGTCTGTGGCTGGTGAGCCTCGACATTTCCCTAAACCACAAGTCCAACATGTTTTAGGGTGCGCTAACCGAATGACGCTCTAACCGCCTAGCTACGGACTCAGTGTTCCGTGAGGATTCTCACCTGCAACCGCTAACTCACCTGGCGGATAAGGGGCCGAAGCCAAAGTTAAATTGTAAGTACCCTACCATCATACACCATCAAGGGGCCCAGATGACACACTTGCCAAACTTTTTTGATAAGGTGTCGGCGTACCAAGTTGGTACTAGGGAGAAAATCCCAAACAATCATCTGTCTGCCTCGACACTTGATAACTTTAGATACTGAACCCCCTGACTTCGGTTGGGGGGTTTAGTATTTTTAGGCTACAGATTGAAGAGTCCCTAGGCTACAGATTGTGGTACCAGATGTTGTACCAGTTGGCCCAGAAATGCAGCACCCCGACTCATGTGGAAAGGTACACAAGTCGGGGTCTGCGGCTGGTGGGAAAAGGGGGAAAACCACCAGAACTGACTATACACTATACTTGGTGCCATGACGGTTATTGCGGCAATCATTTCGGACACCGAGTACGGCATAGCCGGAGACTCCGGTGCCTTCGATGGTTCGATAGCCTCGACGTTGGCTGATCCTAAAGTGTGGAAGTCCGGACCCTGGCTAGTGGGCGTTTGTGGCTCAATCAAGATTATGGAGATAGCTCGGACTGCGAAAGTGGGCGAACCCTACGCNCTACGAGATGTCATAGCAAGAGAGATAGCCGGTCTTAACGTCGAACTCGGAGACTGGGAAGTTTTGACTACAAATGGCAAGGGGCTGTGGTCCATCGGTGACGACCTCAGCGTGTGCCACTACAAAGACAAATACATGGCGGTGGGCCAAGCCGACATCGCACTAGGCGCACTCTCGGCCCTCTACATGACCTCGGACTTNGGAGTTGGACCCATACTCCAAGCTACCCTTGCGGCCTCTGCTTTACATAACGTCTATGTGCAATCCCCCTATAAGATACTTACCCTACCTAAAAAATAAAATTTTTTTTTACGCTTCGCTGACAGGGGCTAGTCCGTGGTATCAAGTCTTTGATACCACTACGCACGGCGTCACGACACTAGTATTGCCCTATAACGAAAGGAACACCAATGCCACTNAANAAGGGTAAATCCCANAAGGCTGTAAGCGAGAACATCAAGACTGAGATGAAGGCAGGTAAGCCCCAGAANCAAGCCATCGCCATCGCCCTCAACGTCGCAGGAAAGTCTCGTAAAAAGAAATGATTGAATTATTTAGTAGTAGCGACTTTGTAATACAAGCAGATGAGGAAGGTGTCTCGGTACGATCCGTCAAGGACAAGACCTTTACCATCGTTCCTTGGGAAAAGATTATGGACGCCCATGAGTATTGCTTCGACACTGAGGAATGGGAATGAACGACTCCGCCGCTTTTATTATTGCGCTCAATGACATTAAGGAAATGCACCTTAAGAAGTCAAGAGACTACGGGCGACCCGACAAGCCGTTCGCTAATGTCCAAGCCTCAGAGGACTGGGGCATACCAGATTGGGTTGGCACACTTGTCCGTGCCAACGACAAGATTCGCCGTTTGCAGGCCGTAGCACAAGGTAGCAAGTTGGCGAATGAAGGCGTAGAGGACAGTCTTATAGACCTCGCTACATACGCTGTGATAGCATTAACCCTATACCGTCAAGGAGACAAAAATGAAAATCAAGACCAACGTAGTGTCAGCCCACCTTACTGCCCTGTTTGCGGCGGCTTTCAGTGTCGTTGCACTAATCCACCCAGGCTTTAAGGAACCAGCAGTAGTTCAGGCTATTGCTACCTCACTGCCAGTCGTCGTTGCCGGAGCCATTGAGGCGTACCACCTTCTTACCCACCGTCAGTTGCAGGCCGCTTTGGCGACCATCGCCACAACCGCTAAGGTTGCCGAGAACGCCGTGACCCCAGTAGCAACGACAAATGGACCAACCGCCTAAACCGTTTGACATTGGTTTATCGCTACGCAAGTGGCTTGACCTTAACCTAGCTGGCTTTCTTACCACGCTTGATCTTGGACAAGACGATTCGTGGCAAATGCCAGTCATTGAGGACTTCGTCCTTGTAGTCGCAGTCAAGGACTACAAGGACGGGGGTTCCTCGGTATTCTCTATTACCCCAGGCGACTTACCACGGTACAGAACGCTTGGGCTTTTACATTCGGTAATCAACAGTGGCAATTAGCGCAATACAACGTAAGAAGTATTTTGAGGCTCGCTCGGCAGGNTTCTCTATTGCTGACTCTGCTCGCAAAGCCAAGATGTCCGAGTCCACCGGACACCGACTTGAGAAGGCAGTTAAGACCCTCAAGGAGTCTGATGACATCGACTCGTCAGCTCGTAACTATCGTGAACTAAAAGTAGAAGCGAAACTTGAAGGTCCACGCCCCTACGAGAAACTCAGCCCTGAAGCCCAACGTGCCCTAGAGGACTTCGGCTATTTCCGCCAGCGTTACTTTGGGCGTATCTCGACACCGTGGCAGGAAGAGGCCGGTGTCACCCTGGTGGAATTGCTAGAGACGCCGGAAAAGGAATACGTGGTTATGAACATGCCACCTGGTTCCGGTAAGACTACCCTTATCCACGACCTCATCTGTTGGATTATCTGCCGTGACCGTGGAGTACGACTATTGCTCGGATCACACACCCAAAAGGTCGCCAACAACATGGCAGGCCGTATTCGTAAATCGCTAGAGCGTGTGGTGGTTGAGCCACCAGATAACGAACTGATTGCCCACGGACTCGCCACCGCCGCTGAGTCCACGATGGCACTGGACTATGGACGTTTTAAGCCCGTCGAGCGTGACCTTTGGACTAGAGAGCAATTCATTGTCGAACAGCCCGAAGAGCAGGGCGGC